AAATACCCTGTAAACACTTCAACAGAACAACTTTCAACATCTGGTGTTTCTAACATTGCTTTAGCAACCTTGAGAATTGCCTTTTGTCTTTCTTGGCTTAATGTTTTTAACAAGTGAATTGGTGAACCATTAAAAACTTTATTCCAGGCATCCATCACTCCTTGATAATCAACTGATATTTTTTCACGCTTAGATGTTTTTTTATTTTCCTCAGTGCGCTCTGCGTTAGCAGAATTTTCATCGTCAGATACACGGTTAATTGATAGGTTAAAAGAGTGACTGGTTATGGGTGCAGATTTTTCACTACCCCCTAGTGCAAAATTTTCACTACCTAGTGAAATATTTTCACCCCCTGGTGCAGATTTTTCACCACCCTGCTCAAGGTGTAAAAGATATAAATTTGCATTTGAACCATCTTTATTTTTTCGTGCTTTCTTGGTGACAAATCCCATTTTGATTAAATCATCAATGTGACTAATTGCACTACGTTTTGACATTTCGCATTTATCGGCAATGTATTGATAACTAGGAAAACAAATTCCATCATCATTGGCATTGTCGGCAAGTTTTAAAAGCACAAGTTTTCTAGCAGGATTGCCAACCTCACAATTCATTGCTTGAACCATTAATCGCATGCTCATATTTCCAATTCCTCAATCGCTTGTTCTGTTATACTGTCGTATATTTCTTTACTTACGCCCTGCGCTATTAATTGTTGTTTTATGCCTTCATAAGCTATGAATTTTTCTCTATCGCTTAAACTAGCTACAAATTCGGGGTCAAATAGTCTTTCCATATCAAACCACCAATCTATATTCAGCTACACGTTTTCCACTGGCCACAACCACCATTTGCTTTTCAATTTTGTGCCCTAGCTGCTTTATGTCGTAAATCCTTGCTCCTAGACGGGTGCAATTAAATCGGGTGTAAGCATCAAGCTGAGTCAATCGCTCGCCATTCAACAAAGCCTTTAGAATCTTGCCGTTTTGCGTTTGACTTGTTTTTTCGTTTGGATTAATATTTTCCATATACATAATTCCTATACTGAAATTGCCACGGTGTCCGTCGTGGCTTTTTTATTAAAAAAAACTCACAACCACAAAAAGAATGGCAATCGCCGTAAAGTAACGAAACTCGCTATCCTCTCGCCAGATTTGTGCAATAATGCGCAATCTACTTTTCAATTTACTCATTCTTTTTATGTCCTTTGTTACATTCCGTGATTTATTCGTCGGGTTATGTTTTATTGTCTTTCTATTACTTCCACGGCTAATTATTGGAAGTGATATTCCGTATTGGCTCATTGGAATACTTGTAAACGGCATCCCTCTGGGATTAGTTTTATTTGCACAAATGGGGAGTAAGGAAATATCAACAAACTTTAGATAACTACGCCTACATTCCATCAATGATGTGCATTGCCGTTCTAACTACACTTGGTTCATTTAGCAAAGAAGAACTTATTGAGTTTGGTTTTAAATTTTTGCTAACTGAGTCAAGTTGGCCTTACTTTGTACTCAAATTGTCATTTTTCTTTTGGAGCCTTACTCTTCTGCCTGTTGTGCTAGATAAGTTTTTTAATAAAAATCAAAAATGAGCCTTGGTTTTTTTATTGCCCTTTTGAATTACGTAACACACCCCAATTCACATCAGGGCGTAACTCTTCGCAAGTTACCTTGCCTTCTGTGATGCGTTCGATGTCTGGACAGCGATTAGTTGGTACCTTCTTTTTACCCTTAGCCCAGAGGCACACATTTGATGTTTTCGCTCCCATTTGTTTGGCAAGATAGGTAAGCGACCCTCTTCCTTGTTTTTCAAAGTAATCTCTTAATTTCATACAAACATCATTTATCTAAAAAGTAAATAAAATATTATCTTATAGGTAAACACAAATCAACAAATAGATCATATTTATTTGTTATCCAATTGATAATAAAATAACAATAATGAACTAACTCAAGGGGGTGTTTATGAAAACAATGAAAGAGATCCGCCACGATAATTTACTTTTACTTATTGATGAGGCTGGTAGCACTTCAGAACTTGCTTCTAAAACAGGAATTGCAGTAAGTTATTTACTACAAATTAAGAATAAAAATGCTATTCAAAACGGCAAGCCGAAAGGCATTGGCGATAAAATTGCTGCAAAATTAGAAGATGGAATGGGTAAGCCAAGAGGCTGGTTAGATCAACAGCATCAAGCCATTGAAGAGAAACAGCCTGTCCACCTGCTGGATAACGTCAAATTCTTAATGCGTAAAAAAGGCATTTCGCTCCCACTTTTGGCGGAGCGAACCGAGATTGAAAAAAGCCGCTTGTTAGAGCTGCTAAATTCTGATAACGTGGAAAATGAAAAGCTCTTTTTAAACACCCTTGAGCAATTATTCCTCATGTCTGCAGACTGCTTGCTTTATGACGACCTCAGCCAAAATCCGAAAGGCGTGAACTTCCTGAAAATGCGTTCCATACCCGTGAACCATGTGCCTATTCGCGGCTACGCCCAATTAGGTACTGAAGGGCATTGGATCGATTTAGAATACCCCGTAGGCGAAGGCGATGGCTACATCTGGTGGCCAAGCCGTGATGAAGATGTATATGCCCTAAAATGTCAGGGCGATTCAATGACCCCACGTATTAAGCACGGTGAATACGTGATTATTGAACCTAATCACGAAATTAAAAATGGGGATGAGGTGCTTGTTGTTACCGATGAAGATCAGGTAATGGTTAAAATCTACGCCTACGAACAAGGTGGCAGACTCACGCTCTATTCCGTGAATGAAAACCACGAGCCAATCAACCTTTACCAAGAAAATATCCGCAAAATGCAATATATAGCAGGCATTGCCAAAGAGAGCTTGGTGTTGGATTTGTGATAATAAGGAAAAAATATGATAACGAAAGAACAAAAAGACCTAGCTGAAAAGGCAATTATTGAAAAACAACGAGAGATTTCATTCGGGTTAAGAGAATGGTCTATCCAGACTATTTTAGATAAATTTGGGAATGGCGGTGATCCTGATTCTGATAGCGAATTATTTATCCCAGATTACCAACGCGATTACAAATGGGATGAGCGTATAGCCTCTAGATTTATTGAAAGTATCTTACTCACTTTACCTATCCCTTATATTTATATAGCAGATAGTTTTAATGAAAATCCTGACTTAGATGGCCGAGTAGAAATTATTGACGGCTCTCAACGAATTAGAGCTATTTATTACTTTGTTCAGGATGAATTTCCATTATCAGAATTAAAAGAATTAACCGAATTGGAGGGTTTTAAATTTTCTGATTTACCCGCAGGAAGACAGCGAAGATTCTTACGGGAATCTTTACGCATTATGGAATTAAGGTCAGATGATAGCGAATACAAACGCGATTTATTTGAACGCATCAATTCAGGTATTAAACCATTAATTCCAATGGAACAACGACGAGGCTCTGAAAGTGCTACATCAGCTTTTTATACAAAAGTGATTGACCCTTGCTCAAAGAATGAGTTGTTTAGAACATTGTCACCTCTTTCAAGAAGTAGAAGAAGCAACGAAGATTACGCAGAATTAGTGTTACGCTTCTTTGGTTACGGAGATAAACTTAAAGACTATAAAAATAGTGTGAGAACATTCCTTGATGAATACTTTAATGAGATGGCAAGTATTCCAGAGGAAAAATTAAATATTCAAGAGTATTTGGATAGATTTCAACAAGTTATGAAGTTCGTTGATGAATATTTTCCTTTTGGCTTTAAAAAATCAGAAAATGCAAGCTCTACCTCAAGAACATTTTTTGAGTCTATTGCTTTAGGTACATATTTTGCAATTAAAGAAAATAATGGTGTTGACGGATTGGATACTGACAACATCTCAAGCTGGTTTAATTCTGAAGATTACCGTAATGTCGTTACAAGTGATGCAGCGAATAATAAATCCAAGTTAATGGCGAGAATTAATTTTGTGAAAAATAAATTATTGGGTCAAGCTTAATGGCATTAGAGGCACTAAAAGAAGATTTGAGGAAAAGGGATGAGGATATAGACAAGTTATATACCCATCTTCTCTCGTTAAACGATGAGCAGCTTTGTAATATTGTAAAGGCAAACATACTTGTTATGTTATACAACAAGGTAGAATTTTTCTTTAGGGAATTTATTTTTAGTATTTATGATGATATCCATGATCAAGAAGTCTCATTTTTTGAGCTAAAACCATATATTCAGAATATAATTTCAAGTTATTTATTCCCTAAAAATATCAATACTGCTCAAAAACATCAAACTTTAAGAAATCTGTTCGAAGACAAATTTAAATATTACAAACCTGAAAAAACAGATATTGCTAATGGAAATGTGGATGGCGAGATGTTTAAAGATATATTTAAAGAATATCAAATATCAAACATCCAATTTTATTTCCAAGGAAAGATTAAATTGTATACTTTGAAAACTATCAGAAACCAACTTGCACATGGTGAGAAAGATTTTAGTGAGATTGGACTAACATACTCCTGTGAAGATTTAAGGTTATGCAAAGAGGATATAAAAAGGGTATTTCTAGATATTCAAGATAAACTAGAAATATCCCTGAATAATAGATTTTATCTTAATGTTTGATTTTTAAATGATGCTGTAAACTTAACCCAATAACCTCTCCTAATCGGACAGGAACTGCATTACCAATCATTCTGCCCACGTCTT